GAATCAACGGTAAGAATCGAGACGGTCAGCGGATCGTTGTACCGCGTGCCCTTGCCCTTCACGACCTCGAACGGAATTCGCGCGTCGAGCACGCCGTTGTTATCCTGCGGCTCGAAGTCGCCGAGGCTGCAGTATGGCATCTCAAACAGCATGAGCTCGTTGATGTCAGTCGCGAGCTCCTGCCCCTCGAGGGAGAGGTAGACATTGACGAGCGTGCCCGCTGCAACTTTTGGCTTCTCCAATATCGAGACCGTGCTCATCCGCACTGCCAGCTCGCCGGTCATTTGGAATTTGCCCTTGCTCTGGATCTGCCGATCGATGCTTCCCATGCCGTAGCCTTCGGCGTCGTGGTTGTTTTTCATGGTGAAATTGAAGCGGCGAATCAGCGTGTTATACGCCGCCGCAGCGATTGAGATATCGCCGTCGCTGAATCGCGCTGGGTCCACATCCTCAAGCGTGAGGGCGCTTGCCGTTACCGCGGACGTGGTTTCGGTCATGCCCAGGATATTGCAGTCCGATTCTGCGAGACCTTTGAGCGCCGCCGATACCGACAAATCCTCGACGACACAGCCTGCGTAAAGATAGTCGTCGCCGACACCGTCCTTCTGGATCGAATAGCCGGGCCGTTCAGTTGCAGTAAGGGAAACAACCCACTGGTGCCGGTAGATCCCGGACGCGGCAGAGGTGAACCATACGGTGATCCAGCCGTCTTTCGCCTGCGCGTTCGTGATGTCGATAATATCCGCCGCGTCGACGCTGTCTTCGCCGAACACCTTTTCGCACTCGTAGTCGTCATATGCGGCGATGACGGTCACGAGCTCGCCTACAGTGTCGGTTATGCCTGTGGTCAGATCAATATCGCCGTCGCTGCCGAAGTTGCTGTCCCCGGCTTCTGAGCCTTTGACGCCAGTTTCTGATGTGAGGGTATCGCTCGAAGTATTCGACGAAATTTTGCAGGACGCATCGGTGCCGGTGTAGCGTATCCGGATAGCCGCCCCGATCTGCGTTGGCGCGTCCTCCTGCCCCAAGAGCGAGTTGAGCAGCTGCCCGACACCTCCGCAAGGCCGGATCGCAAGCGGGATCGGCCCCGCGACATTGCCCGCCATTGTGATTTTAGCCAAGAGCATGTTATCGCCGGTGACGGCAGGATCTTCGCCCTTCTCGATTTGCCGCCGTAGTCCAGGCATGCCGCGATGCGGGATCACGTACTCCCGCGTCTCTTCCGAACCTATTGGTGACTCTGGTCCGCCGATTGTCATTTTAATTCTATTCGTGCTTGACATATTCCCCTCCGGTTATGTAGCAAATATTCGTATTTCTAAGGTCACGACCAACGTCTGTGACATCTGGTTTTCATCAATCGCGTCGAGTAGTCGCGCGTAATCGATACCGGCGATCCGCACGCGATCGAAGAGATCGCCAAAGGTGTAATCATCGTTGACAATCCGTTCAATCGCCTCCTCGTAATACAGGAGCGTTTCCTCGACAGTGGGCCAGTCGTTGCCCGCCTCGGTGACGAAGATATCGACGCCGTGGTAGTTCCAGTGCTCTTCGGCATATGGGCTTTCATCATCGCCGTAGACCGGCGTAGTATCGCTCGGCGCCACGACCAAGCTCGGATATTGCCGCGTCTTCGTTCCCGATGCTCCGGTCCGCGCGAGCACCTTCCAGCGTGGAACCGTCACCGTGCGCGCGGCCTCGATTGCCAGCAGTGCGGCCTCGATCTTGGTCCCGACGTACGTTACCGTGCCGTCGAGAGCGTCGATCATATACGGGCTTGCTGTTGCCATTACCTCAACCCCTGGGAGCCGCGCATACCGTAGGGTCCGCCTACATCGGCCTGCAATTTCTCGAACGACCAGCGCTGAATGATCCGCGACCACCTGACTTTATCCTGGTCTGTAAGCTGTACAATCTCCCGCTTAGGCATTCCGTGCGTCCCCATCTGGTGACGGTGCACATACGGTACCTTTGAGCCAAACTCTGCACTCTTCTTCCGGATAATCTTCACCGTGTCTTGATAATCGGCCTGATCGGTTCCGGTCAGCGAGCCCTTCAGCCTGCCCGTCAATTCCATGATCTTACGACCCGGATAGTTCTTGCTTTTCCAAGCGATATAGCGCGCACTCGTCAACTCTTTGAACCTGAGCGGGGAGCCTTCTTTGTTGAAAACCTTTTCTTCGCGTTCCCAGAAATCCTCGGCCAACTCCTCGAAGACTTCGCTAAAGTCCTCCATGTCGGCAACGTACCGATTGAAGCCGCGGATGAACCGCTCCTCTCCAACGGTCTCGATCGCTATCGTTACCACACCCGTTCTCCGCGCTTGAACGGCCGCTCCGCTGTTTCCCCGCTTGAGCCGACGGTAACAAACGCCTCTGACGTTTCCTCGATGATCGCAGGCGCTTTCTCGATGCGTTTCAATGCCGCGTCATATCGTTGCTGCCTGCGCGCGCCTTCCTCGCTCTCCATTTCCAGCGAGTTGAGGACCAGCGCAATCACGCCGTCGAGAGAAATGAGCTTGAGCAGCTTCAGCTTTTCGGTGTCAGTGACCGGCGTCGTGATCCCGACCGCATTCATGCGTGCGTTTATTTCAGCCGTGATTTGGCCGCAGAACGTTTCGACTTCGGTCGATGACGGATCGGTTGATTCGCTGAATGTTGAAAAGTTTTGCATATTCGTCTGTACGTCGGTGACAGCGCAGTAGTCGGCCATTATGTGGCGTTCTCCTGGCCGGCGAGCCGCTCCCTGAGCTCCTTCTTGGTCAGCTCCTCGTAGCCTTCAAGGCCGCGTAGATCCGCGATCTTGTGCAGCGTCTCAAGGTTCATGCGCGATGTAACTTTCACCTTCGCGTCGATAAGCTCGTCGACTTCGTCTTCGGGCGGAGCCTCGTCGATGATTTCCACCGTGCCTTTATTCGCCAACATTATTGCAATCTTCTCGTTGTACATGGTTTCCCATCCGGCCCTCGGGCCGCCGATGTATCTTACTTTTACCACTGGATCCTCCCCCCTGTCGTGTCGGTAGAACGAGTCTCCGTAGCAGAGCGCGTACAGCGCAACGTACTCCGGATCTGGAATATGCGGCCGCCCTCGTTTATAGCGCCGCACATAGGTTGCCCTGTCCTCGGCTCCCTCGATGAATGGCTTGTGGTCATATCCCACGAACTCGATAGCTTCAAACTCGCGGGGGTAGCCTTTCTTCAGGCCACGCCAGCGATCGATCCAGCTCTGCTTGTTCGTTTGATGCAAATTCTTGGTGTAGATGTCGCGCCCGCCGAGATCAAAGCCGCAGACCAGAATGCGGTCAAAGGCTTCCTCAAGCGCCTGCGAGACAATCGTCGTTCCCGAATCCTTATGGTGCTCGCGTCGAGAGGTGAACTTTTTGCAGTAGTCCCGTCCCGCGCCTTTCGGGAACGCGCCTAAGCCACCGGACCACAACTCGAAGTGACAGCCGTGCTCCTCGCGATATTGCAGCGCTTCAGCCAGAACCGAAACGTGCCCGATCAATCGATCGAGCCTGTCCCCGAATTCCTTGTAGATGTAGTTGCAGCCCCACAGCTCGCCCTTCCACGATTCGATCAGGTCTTCGTGCAGGAGCCGTGAAATGCCGTTTCCAAGTATTAGTACTTCGCGCATATCAAGTTATTTCCGGTTGCTTCCTTTCCCTGTCTTGCTCGTGGGCTTACAGCCCCCACGTCCTCGATTCGCTCTACTGCCCTTTCCGCTGCCGTCCCGTTTCGGAACGCCTTTTGTCGCCATATCAACACCTCCGTGTTAAAAAGGTGCCGAGCCGAAACCCGGCACCGTAGTCTCATTGTCAGATCAACGGCTATTAGCTGTTGACCACCTTCACCGCTGTCTGAAAGAATCCATACCCGGCGTTCGACCGACCTTCAGCGAAGAAAACCAGTTCGCGCTCGCCTTTGTTGTCGATCATGTCTGGCTTAGCATCGCGCCGTGTTTGGAGAATGAACGGCTTCAGGGTCTGGGTGGTGCAGAGTCCGTACCAGTCGGTTGTGTCGCTCTGACCCGGCAGCGGGATGACGTCCTTGATAATCGTCGAAGGCACGTTCTTTGACGTCTGGCCCTGCACCTCGGTTACCGCTTCCATGACAAGCCCGTAGATTTCCACCGGACATATGATCGTGTCCAGCTTGATCCGCAACTGCCTGTCGGTGTCGCTGGTGAAGTTGTACATCGCTGCGAATGCCGCGAGTATATCTGTCTGGATGTGCGCGACGGTGTCTGCGCCGCTGCCCGCGAGCAGGTTGTCGTTCGGGCTCGTGCGGTTCGCGAAGAACGCGGCCGCGTCGTATGCCAGGTCCGTGGTACCCGCAGCGAACAGGTCCTCGATCATTTCCCACCGGTGCTCTAGTATCGCCTTTGGCATCGTTGCCACGCGATCTTTGTGCATGCCGTAAGAATCGTCCTCAAGGCTATTGCGATCGAGTTTGATGCTGGTTTCCCAGTTTTTGTTGGTGATCGTGTAGTCGTACTCCGCGAGCTCTGTTGCATGGAGAGGCCCAAGCCACTCACGCACTGCCGGAACATCGCCGAGCCAGCCGTATTTTTCGCTGGCGTGCGTCGACGGCGAGATCATGGCGATCCGTTTCACCAGATCGTATTCAGGGCTTTTGAGCATCGCGGCGTAGGCCTTTTGGAATTCAATCTTGAGACCTTTCTCAAGTGCTATTGCTGTAGCCATTGTTACCCCCTTATCCTATGTAGACCGGGTTCGCGAAGTCGACGAGCACGTAGCCGGATTTGTATCCGACGCAGAGCAGCGCCCAAGTCTTCGAACTCGCAGTCTGAGTCAATGTATTGTCGTCGGAGAGGTAAAAAAGCTCTCCCACATCCGATTGTGCCGCGCCTGAAAACGCTACCCAGCATTTGCCGCGAAGCATTTCGATCTCGTCGTGAGACCCGCTCGCAACCGCGAACGATTGCCCCTGTCGCCCGGAATACACTCCGGCAGGCGGCAGTGCGGCAGTATTCGATGGTACGTCTGCGTATCCATCGGCGTCGATCTGGAGAAGCGCACCTTCATAATAGGTGTCATTTCCAACCGTCTTCAAGTTGAGGACTTCAGGTACCCCAACAAATGTTCTTTTCGTTGCCGCTGATAGTTCAGCCATTACTTGACCTCCTTGCTATAGAGCACAAATTCTTTCCGTGCTTCGTCTTCCGACAGCTCAGGATTGAGGTTTCGATAAACCGCAAATCCCTCCGCATCGAAAGTCCCTTCATCTCCGCCAGCGCCCGTGCCATGTTCTTTGAAGTCGACTGCC